TCATGGAGCTCCAGGACGACGTCAACCTCCAGCTGGCCCCCAAGTTGGGGGAAGATGTCGGCTGGTTCGACCTGTCCCGTGTCGTCGCCCTCCAGCCGCCGACGATCTTTCAGGCGCCGTCATTGAGGACGCCATCGACGCCGGGGTGATCAGCCCGCAGCAGGCGTCGGATCTGCTGCGGATCCCGTCGTTCACCGCTACCGGCGAGGACATTTCGACGGCGCCGCTCGGCGAGGAGGTCGACGAAGCCTCGTCGTCGGGCGGCGCGGGCGGCCGGTCGCTGCGCCTGCACGGTGCGGGGTCGCCGGCCATGGGGGCGCCGGAAGGGTGGCTGTGGCGGCACCGGCCGACGACGACGTTCACGATCAACTCGGGCCGGGCCGGCTGGGGTCTGGTCCGCAAACCGCGGGAGCGGATCACCGCCGCCGGTATCCGAGCCCACCGGGCTCGCACCGCGGTTCCGACGCCGATCCTGGCGGATCAGATCTGCGAGCAGGTCGCCCGGATGCGCCGCCGCCGGGAGCTCGGCATCCGCTCCGGCCCCTCCAAGCTCGTCGCGGCGGGTGTCGCGGTCAAAGCTGGTGACACCGGCCGGGTGCTGATGTTGCAGCGGGCGTTGGACGAGAAGGATCCGTCGTCGGGTCGGTGGGAGTTTCCTGGCGGTCATATCGAACCGGGCGAGGACTCGTTCGACGCCGCCCGGCGGGAGTGGCAGGAAGAGGTCGGCGTCCCGATGCCCGACGGGAACGTCGCCGGGTCGTGGACCAGTCCGAACGGCGTCTACCGGGGGCATGTGCTTGTCATCCCCGAAGAGGCCGGTTTGAAGGTGAACCCGGATCGGGCGAAGATCCGCAACCCGGACAATCCTCGCGGGAAGTATCAGGAGACGGCCGCCTGGTTCGACCCGGACCATCTGCCGGAGAACCCGGCGGTGCGGGACGAACTGAAAGCCGATGCCGGGTCGTGGCTGCCGGTGGTGCACGCCGCGCAGCCGGTCGACCAGGCCGGGAAGCGGGGCGAGCCGGTGTTCGACATGGACCGCCTCGAGCGGCTCGGCGACGCCCTCACCGTCGCCGGCGTATGAACCGCGGCCGTTCCGAAGCGATCACCGCGGCCCTCGGCGTCATCCCCAAGCCGCTTCACCCCCTCGTCGCCTGCGACTTCCTTGTCGGCGTCGATCCAGTGTTCGCTGGCCTCCACCACTTCGAGACGGCCACCGACGGCAGAGCGTACAGTTCGACCGCTCACGTCGCCTACCCGTTCCATCAGAACCACCTCGCTGCCAGCCGACGCCGCACGACGGTCGTCCTTCCCAAGAGACACCGCCCAGCAACAGTGGTTCACGAACTAGGACACGTCCTCCACCATTCCGTGGGGTTCGATCACGACGCCAAGCCGGTCACGAGTTACGCCCAAAGAAACCGGATGGAGGCTTTTGCCGAAGCCTTCTGCACGTGGCTGCTCCACGGCTACGGCGACTACCCGGCCGCAGCCACGGTTGCATTCTTCGAGGCGCTGTGACCCTCACCGACATCCGCTCCGGGGTGTGCACCGGCGACGGTCCGTGCGACATCGTCCCGATCGGCCAAGGCAAGAACTGGGTCAACCGCGTCGGCGGCCTCCCGCTGTACATCCGGGCCATCGCCCAGGCGTTACTCCGATCCGGCCACAGCGAATCCGACGCCGTCTCCCTCGCCGTCGGCACCGTGAAGCGGTGGGCGGCCGGCGAAGGCAAAGTCACCGACGCCACCCGCGCCCGCGCCGCCAAAGCAGTAGCCGAATGGGAGGCAAAAAAGGCACAAGCCCACGGCTCCCGGGACATGGGCCCGGTCACCGAGGGCGGCTCGGCCGGGACGCTCCTGCCTCGTGGGCCGTCGCCGAAAGTAGCGCAGGCGGTCGAAGCGAAGATGGCCGGCCAGCACCCCGACGCGGATGTTCCGCACGCCTTCCGCGGCGCCGACCTGACCAAGTGCACGATCTGCGGCATGGCCGCCACCGCCGCGATTCACGGCAAGAAACGGGCCAAGACCGCCGGGAAGCGTGCGCTGGCGACTGTCGGCCAAGCCCAGGCCGCGGGCAGACACCGCGAGCGGATGGTCCACAAGGACCGGTTCGCTTCCGACGCCGACAAGCTCGAACCGGTCATCCATCAGGCGATGGTCGTCTTGTTCGACCGGCAACGCGCTGGCACCCTCTCCCGTCTCCGCGGCAGCCGAGGGAAACGGATGCTCGCCGGTGTCCGAGCCGACCAGCGCAACCCGCCGGCCGCGCTCCCCCCAGCCCCGGTACCGCCGGCGTTGACCACCGGCACACCCGGCCCGGTCCCGGCCGTCCCCGACGCCGCCGCCATCTTCGACACCACCTTCTGGGCCGACCAGACCGCCCAAGCCCTCGCGCCGATCTACGACGACGCCAACACCCTGTCCCTCGAGCGAATCGCCCAGCAACTCGGACTCCCGTCGACGTCGATCGCCCGGTCGGTGTACATCCTCCGGAGCCGGGAGAACCGGGCCGCGGCCACGATCACCGACACCACGTTCGCCCAGATCCGCGACACCCTCGCCGAAGGCATCGAGGACGGCGACTCGACCGCCCAGTTGACGGCCCGGGTCCAGCACGTGTTCGACGTCGCCCGATCGAGAGCCGAGCTGATCGCCCGGACGGAGTCCATCGGCGCCCTCAACGAGGCCGCCTACTTGTATGCCGCGAGCCTGCAATCGGGTGCGGTGGCGTCGAAGGAGTGGCTCGCCCACCACGACGAACGCACCCGGCCCACCCACCGCAAAGCCGACGGCCAGAAAGTCCCTTTGCACGCCCCGTTCCATGTCGGCGCCAGCCGGATGATGTTCCCCGGCGACCCGACCGCCCCACCGGATGAAGTCTGCAACTGCCGCTGTTCGCTGCTGTTCTCGGCAGCCTGATTCTTCCGGCATCACCTGGAGGTGACCATGACCGAACAACTCGAAGAAGGCTACCGGGCCGATGTGGCCACTGTCGCGGAGATCACCGACCTCGACGGCCATCAAGTGGTGGTCGACTACCCGTACCAGGTCCTCGACGGATACCGCACCGACTGGGCCCGGGGCTGCTGGCGGGAATCGTTCGCCAAGCGTCTCCCGGTGATGTTGTGGAACCACAATCCTGATCTTCTGATCGGCGCCGGCGTCCGCACCGAGGAACTCGGCGACCGGGCCCGGGTCATCAACCGGTTCGCGGACTTCGACGCTGTCCCCCAGGCCCGGGCGGCGCATTCGATGATCGAGGACAAGATCGTCCCCGGGTTCAGCTTCCACTACCGCAACGGGCGAAGCGTCGTCCACCCCGATGTTCGAGGGGCCCGCCGGTTCGTGAAGGCCGACATGCTCGAAAACTCTCCCGTCGTGTTCCCGTCGATCCCCGGCGCGGCCGCGGTCGGGATCCGCTCCCAGGAGGCACCCACGTTGGATACTCCGACCATCGACGAGATCCTGCGCTTGCGGGACCAGCGGATTCTGGACGACGAGGGGGTGCGGGCGTTGGTCGCCGAGCATTACCCGACGTTCCGGGAGCACATCAAGATCGGCACGACCGTTCGACCACCGGAGATGACGGCCGAGCAGCGGGCCGCGTGGGTGGAGAAGTTCACCGGCGAGATGGCCGGGTCCGGATTGCGGGACATGGTCATCCATATCGGCTCGGACGGCACCGTCACCACCGGCGGTGTCGCCAGCGACGGCGACGGGGGAGACGACGGCGATCCGGCCACGCTCGCCTCGGCGGTCGACGCCGCCCTGGACGAGGCCGCGAACCTGCTCGACGGGTTCGACGTCACCAGCCTCCCGGACAATGTGCAGCAGGCCCTCGCTCTGGTCCAGGCGGCCGGGGTCGCGGTCGACGAGCTGCTCGACGTGATGGGCATCGACGACCCCGACCAACACGACGACGGTGACGGCGGCCGGGCGATGCTCTCGTCGAAGGAGACCGACGACCTGCCCGACTCGGTGTTCGGCTACATCGAGCCGGGCGGCACCAAAGACGCCTCCGGCAAGACGATGCCCCGCTCGAAGCGGCATTTCCCGCTGCCCGACGCCGCTCA